GTCTAAGGTGTGACTCGACTCGTCCGACCCAGTCGTCTCTTGATTTGCACAAATCTCTGAAATTATCGGCACTGAGGGGCATTTTGTTGTCTCTGTTGAAACTGTAGGCACGGGGCCAAGAATATCATGGCCAACTGCAGCCTTGATCCGGTGTCTAATGGTAAAGCCGTTATCAATGATTCCCTCAGGGAGGGACTCAATATCAGTAGCGGCTCTAATGACACCTTCGATCTGGTCTATTTCATCTGCAGTGAGGTTCAACAATAAGCTCATCAGATTCCGTAACAAATCCACGTTATCCTGTGGGTACGGGCCTGCACGAACACGAAAATCTTCTTCGTTCGTTGAGTGGTGCCACTCGAATCCTTCCTTTTGTAACAGCTCCATGACCTTGGCACACCACACTCCTATTATGGGGGTGTTCTTATCAGTGACATGGTACCCAAATGCTCTGTTAAACAGGGCTTGTTTAGGAGGTACTGTGTCAGGTGACATAGTCAAGTGAAGCTTAGCCAACGTCCTTTCTGGATCCTGTACGGAATCCAGATGCGTTGCCGGACTTGCATAAATGCGTCCTAGGAAGGGGACCGGGCTACCTTGTTGTGGGTACAATACCACAGATTTCAACTCGTGCCCGAGTTTCGAAGCGACCAGCTCAAGCATTTCTGCTAGGCCTGGCAAATTAGCTCGTATACGGTCATCAGATGCGCCTAGCACCCATTGGTTGACCAATTGCCATGCCATCTCAGGTTCATTGCCGAGTAATCTAAGTGCGATGTAATCATGTCGAAGCGTCACCAGGTTATTATCGTTGGTAGTTCCTGGTGATCCACTTAATTGGGAGAAACCGGGGTCATACTTGTGACCTTGCGCTGTAACCCCCTTTGGGTTACGATCGGCCGCCAAAATTCTTGATAATGCGGCGCGATGAGAGTAACTATTCCACCGTTGGTAAACATGTTCTTTGAATTGCTTGTCACTCGCTGATATATGGCCATCAAGTCTGGAATAATCCGAGACAATCACGCCATATTGATACTGGCACACCTCACGCACCCGGTTCGTTAGCTCCGTCGGTGTCATTGAGGATGCAAACCATGGCTTACCTTTAAGACAGTCCTCTTTGAACGGAAGAGTGAAGCAACTGTAACTTAACTGGTGTGAGGGGTCAACTGTGCTGATGTTTCGAGGGTCAGTAATGGATCCATAAGGTTCGGCCTTTATAAACGCCTTCACCTTATTGAGACACTCTAACGCAACAGTAGATTTTATCTGCTCACTACGACCTCGTTGTGCAGGTTTATTCTGTAGCTCCATAACGTGTTCATATGTATATGGAGTTCCAGTTGCAGCGAGTTCTTTC